AGTACTTCTCTTCTTCCCAATCATACCCAATTACACAAAATGCTGTTGGGTCTTTATAACCAACGTCCATACCCGCAAATATATCCATCTTAGAAACATCTAATTCTTCTAAGTTTGCCGTACATTCAGCGTAATTGAAGTTCCATACCTGGCCTTCAAAAGTATTAAAGTCTGCTAAATACTCTTGATTAAATTCTGCTTTGGACATACCTTTCTTAGCTTCATCAATATCCGCCTGACTAATTCTAGGATTTTCATGATAAGTAGCTCTAATAGATGCCCAATTATTATACTCATCATTATACCCACGTTGGTAAAATTCAGAGAACCAGTTATTGCGCCCACGAGGAGTACTAATAAATATACATTTACTATTAGGTTTGTCAAGAGTTGGACGCAGGGCTACATTGAAAGCATCCATACCTCCGTCCCCTAACGCGGCCTCATCAAATATGATAAGATCATAACTGCGACCAACAGTAGAGTCAACTTGATTAACTGAACCCATTCTAATTGTGCTTCCATTTGTTAACTCGATTATTTTATCTTTAGCGTTATCTCTTGCTACTTCTAAATCAAAATGTTTAATTAAATTACGTTGTAAATCAAAAGAAATCTGAGATAGAGAATAGTTTGGACTCATAATAAGTACATTTGTATTTGGTACAAGTGCAGTTAGTTGTCCAATGATATTAGATATATAAGTTTTACCCTGTCGACGCGAAAGTGCAGCGACTATAAAACGATACTTAGGATTATTAACTGCATTAATAAGTGCTACTTGAGAACGTATAGCTGTTATATTTAATAATTCTAAATATGAAGCAATAGGTAATTTAATAAATCTTTGATCCTTGGGATAGTCGATAAACTCATCCGCACTAATATCATCTCTACTGATTTCTAACATTTAAACTTCTCTGTGTTTTGTTGAAATTACTTTTCCTAGTGATAACATTCCTATACGGTCATTGGGAACATATCGCCAGATATACCCTTTCTCATCGTCATCACATCCAAATACACTTATAGTTAATCCTATTTTAACTATAACTGCTTTATGTCCATCTAATATTACTTTGTCACCTTCTTTAAATGGTCCAAAGTATTTGAAGCTAATGCCCTTAGCTATATCTGAAGCAACGTCTTTAATCCATAATGCAATAGTAATACCAATCATCATAGTTAAGAAAGGTGTTACTAAATCTGTAAGTTGTAAACTAAGATTTTCTATGTCCATTCCAAGCTACCCATCCAAATGCTCTAAGAGCGTAGTAAGCAATCCAATTAATAAAGAAGAAACCATTTACGCTAATTGCAGCATCTCGGAAAACTTCATCACAGTATTTCTGTGTTTTCTTTTCTCCGAGAGTCCTATCTTTTTGAAGGAAGGCTTCATTAGCATATAACCAATCATGTACTAGTCCAGGCATTAGTAGTACACCGATAGGACTTAACCAATTCCAAAAGTATTTAGGAATCGAAGCTCCATCAAATACAAAACCTTCTGGAATTATATATTCTTCGCCATCTATAGAGAATACCCAATCTTTAGAAATTTCCCACTTTCTACTAGACCACAGCCACATCCAAATAGCTCCAAAAAATCCTTTACTTTTAGTAGGGATAGGAATTGGTTGCATCGTAGGCATTTTATCATATTTAAAATCCATTATTTCTCCTTTAGTGCATGAGCACAGTCAACTAAAATTTTTGCTAATAATTGGCTGCGAACTTCTTCTTCAGCGTAAACTCCAGAATAAGGGTCTACAGTAAGACCTTTTCTAATAGCTCTTAAAGTATCTCTTACTACTTTCTTATATCGCAGTTTTAGACTATTACTAATTTCGAGCTCTTCAATATCTGCCATAAAAGAATCTTCTTTTAGTGCATTATCTTTTAGTGCAAAAGCAGTAGCCATTACCATTCCAGAAGTATTAACTAAATCAAGACAACGTAAGGCATTATCCTTAGATAGTCCAAAATCTTTTTGTAAAGTATCTACTACATTCTGCTCGCCCTGGTATAAGTCACAAGAAGTTCCAAATCCAGCAGGATCAGCACCATCTACTAATTGAGTCATACTCATTTTCGGGTCTGCAAAACCTGCAGGAATCTCTACCTCATCTTCAAAGAAAGTAGGATGAAATGGATTCTCTACTAAAGAACCATCAGGGAATTGGATATAAGCATCTTCGGCAGCGAAAACACTAAAGGATAATAAAAGTAATAAATATTTCATAATTAAAAAGGACTGAACATTCTCATAGGGTTCAGCTTGCGGCGCACGCCGCCAACTTGCATGTTCATATGTTGCATATTTGTATTAATATTACTAACGCTTTTATTAACTACATGAAGTTCGTTATTCATATCAACCATTGATAATTCCATATTTTCCATACTAATACGGATTTGGTGCATGTCCTCACCCGCTTCAGATAACTCTTTCTCAATACCAACTAAAACCATATTGGCTACATAAGCCATATACAAAAAACATCCAGCAACTAATATCTGTGCAACAGATTGTATCCATCCACACCACTTAGAGCTACATATCATCTTCAGTCTCCATTTTGTAGATTTCATTAAGTAAGAATCTTAAGAACGCTTCACGTACTTCGTCCACTTTACCCTCTTTGTACCAATAAACCCATTGATATCTTTCACTATTCTTCAATTCTTTTAGTTCTTTTTCTAAAGAAGCAATATTTATTGTAAAATCGGTAGAGTGACCTAATTCTTCATATATCTCTAATAATGAAACATCATCTTTTTCTTTATAAGCAACTGAAGCTCTTTTAAATTGTTCTTCATGACCTGAAACTTTATCTGGATGAGTTTCCTTACTAATCTCTCGATAAATTTGTTTAAAACCTTCCATGTCTTCAATTTCTTTTTCAACAGAAACTGGCTTATATAGTTCTTTATAAATTTTAACATATTTTGGGGCTAATTCTTCTATTAAAGGAAGTGTTTTAGAAAACTCTAAATAAATATCATCTATTTCTTTCTGAATACTTTTACCTAAATTTAATACTAAAATAAAAAAGCCCTCCCTATGTTTCAAAGGAGGGCTTTCGGTTTTAAACCAAATAAAAAAGAACTCCCCGAAATTCTAATCAGGTTAAAACGCCAGATCACCTCCTTGTAGGAAGGGGATAGGCTAAAAGTAGTGTTAGGATGACCGATGTTTTCAGTATGCTAAGTCAATAGCGCTCTTGTATTAGGGTAAGTCGTCCTAACAAATTTTTGCCTAGTGATAAACTCTGTCAGTATCTATATGAGCTTTCCCATATAAGTACACGACTGCTTCACACAGGTTTTGAAGTCCTTGTTCTTCAACAGTAACTTCTTTTTTATAATCTAATCCGCCTAAATGTTTTAGGCAGGTTTCGTAAACGTCATTAATCCATTTCTCTTCCACTGAGTTTATCCTCAATACGTTCTAGGGATTTACTAATATATTTAAAGTTTTCTTCAACTTTAACCATTCTACTATTCATAGATAGATAACGTTTTCCGTCCATTGTCATATAAGCTGATTCACGTTTACTTATTAGATTTTCAACTTCAGTTTGGTTAATAGTATTTGCTTTTAGTTGTTCTAAACTACTATCAATATCTGATGCCCACCAAACTGCTCCAAAAGTTTGAAGTAATATAGTACCTATAATATAAAAAGGTACTTTACTACCACAACCCCCATCACACCTTTCTTCAAGATGATCTACTCTTTCTTCGATGGACATAATAATCCTTTATTTAGGACTATTAGTCCTCCTTTTTCTTAATAACAGGTTTCTTAATAACAGGTTTCTTAATAACAGGTTTCTTAACAACAGGAGGCTTTCTCACCTTAGTTACTTCTTCAACTGGCATACCAGACATGTTGCAGATTTCTTCATCAGTATAGCCATCTGCTATTTTTCTTTTAATTTTTTCCAGTTTCATTTTTTACCTTTAATTTCGAAACTTCAAGTTCTAAGGCCTCTACTTTATCAGTTAGAGCCTCTACACACCTAAGAGTCCAGATTCCTAGCTCTTCATTTTTAGGTGGTTCACTCCCCAGCAGTCGCTGGAGTACTTGGTACGCTTGTTCCGCTTGTGTCATTATTGACTCCTAAGATTTTATTAACTTCTTCCACAGAAAGACCAGTACTAGAAGCAATATCTTTTGTACTTAATCCTCTTTCTGCCCTTACTTTAACTGTATATTCTTTATCCATCTTTTAGTAGCTTTTTCATAAGCTCTCCATAGTTACCCTCACCAAAGGTAGAGTTATCATTAATCTGAACATTTGTTTGATTTTTGACAGTTGCACTCTCTGCTTTAGTTTGGTCTGCGACGGCTTTCATTTCATCCATTCGCATTTTATGGGCTAATTGAAGCAAGTCTGCTATATCCTTATTGGATGTCATTTCTGCTTCGTCTAATTCTTCAAGTTTACGCTCAATTATATCATCTAAAGTAGCTGCTAACTTGAATCGGTTTCTATAACCAAGGTCTAAGAAAACAGTGTCCACATATTTTTTAACTTCTCGCTGATTTAGATACTTAGATA